CCCATCAATTGCCGCTCGGAAGGTTCTCTCCAGCACATCCTCATTGATATGGTGAGAATCACAGACTGCTCTGCCATTACTGATCCTATTGGCGCAGCCCCATGCTGGGACTCGCTTGCCACTACCCACTGTCCGTACATGCCTGCGAAGCCGGTGTCCGCAGGTTCCACACACCAGCATTCCGCTGAAGGGATATTTGCTGGTGTACCGACTGGTACCCACCGCTGCATCCTTTTCCTCCAGTCGACGCTGCATCTCCGTCTGTGCCATATCAAATAGTTCCTGTTCAATGATCGCCGGATGGGTGTTCTCTGCGTAGTACATAGGTACCTGTCCTGTATTCTTCATCCGGCGCTTGGACAGCACGTCTGGTTTGAAAGTCTTTCCCAGAATCGCGTTGCCGGTGTACTTCTCATTTTTTATGATTCCCAGCACCGCATTGGTATGCCACTGTGCGCTGCCGCGTTTGGTCTTGATCTCATCTGCCTCCAGTCCCTTGCAGATCTGCGGTACCGGGATTCCTGCTATGTATTCCCGGAAGATGCGCCGCACCACTGCTGCTTCCTCTTCTGCGATCACATAGTCGCCATCCTTGTTTTTCTTATAGCCCAGCACCATGCCGGTGTTCAGGATGACCTCACCATTCTGGAATTTCTTCTGGTAGCTCCATTTGATATTGGTGGACATAGTTCTGGATTCCTGCTCAGCCATGGCAGCAAGGATCGTCAGCAGCACTTCACCGCCGGGTGTCAGGGTGTCGATGTTCTCATTTTCAAAGTAGACGCTGATCCCCAAGTCCTTCAGTTCCCGGATATAGTTCAGGGCATCCACCGTATTTCTGGCGAAGCGGCTTATGGATTTCACCAGCACCTTGTTGATCTTCCCATCCCGGCAGTCTTGTATCATCCGCATAAAGTCTGGCCGTTTCTCCGCTCTGGTACCGGTGATACCGGGATCTGCATAGATACCACCGAACGTCCAGTCCGGCTTGGAGGTAATCAAGCTGGTGTAGTGCTGCACCTGCCGTTCAAAGCTATCCTCCTGTTCTTCCTTTTCAGTGGATACACGGGCATAGGCAGCTACCACCTGCTGGGGTTTGCGATATTGCCCTGTGGTGAATAGTGCTGCCGATGGGATTCGCCTCACCACCCGTGTTGCTGCCTGCGCCATGTTCATACCTCCTTCAGATTCCAGCCAGGTTTATTTCCGGATTTTCCGTTTGTATATTCCTTCGTGATCTCCACTCCATTGAAGAAGCGGAAGATCACGCGTTTTTCCTCCATAATAATGATCTTCTCTATGAATAGCTTCAGCTTTTCTTCATCGAATTCTGTGATCGTTGTATAGTCGCTTTCTCTTACCGCGCTGCATCGTAGCTGCTGGAGCTGCTCCTGCAGCCTGCGGATTTCTGCCTTTATGGACTGCTGTTCTGTGCGGAAAGCGTTTTCTGAAATCAGCTTTCGCATCAGCAGTGCTGCCAGTTTTTCTTCCTCTGCTCTTAGTCTCTGGATGCATTTCTGTATTGCCTCTATGGTCTCACCCTCCGGTCTGAGGGTGACGAATTCATTGTATGCTTCCACGAACTTTTCTTTCAGCACCGTATCCTTGATCCGGGTACTGTCGCAGTGTGCCTTGCCTTTCTGCTCCTGCCGGGCGCAGATCCAAATATCATTCGCCCATTTCTTTCCGGGATTGTTCACCTTATGCCGGAAGTAACTACCGCAACAGCCGCAGGCGATCCTTCTGGTGAAGGGATATTCTACTGTTTCCTGATTCACCAGCTTTGGATTTGCCCGCTGCTGGCGCAGTTCCATGGCCTTGTAGTAGGTTTCTTTACTGATGATCCCCTCATGGGCATCCTCTATGTAGTACCGCTCTCCATACTGTCCATCTAGGTTGTCGCATTTCTTACCGTCGATGTTGACGCTCTTTCCCATCATCACATCGCCCATGTACTTTTCATTGGAGATCATCTTCAGGATACCGCTGGCTCTCCATGGCATGCCCACTCCTGTTTTGATCCCTGCTTCATTGAGGATTCTGGCAATGGTGGGGCAGCCACAGCCAGAGAGGTACATATCATAAACCCAGCGAATCACTTCTGCTTCCTCCGGTACGATCACCACCGTGTTATTCCCGGTCATTCGGTAGCCGTACATGCTGCTACCGATGGAATACCAGCCGTTTTCAAAGCGGTGCTGGAAGGACCATTTCTGTCGCTGGGAGTCTACCTCCAAATCGTTTTCTGCTATGGTAGCCGCAATGGTCAGGAACAGTTCACTGGTTGGCTGTAGGGTGCTGATCTGCTCCTTTTCGAATATAACCTCAATTCCAAGGTCTCGCAGTTCCCGCACCGCTTCCAGAAGCTGTACGGTGTTTCTAGCGAACCGGGACACGGATTTTGTGTGGATCACATCGAACTTCCGATTCCGGGCATCTTTCATCATGGCCATGAATTCTGGACGCTTGTAGGCATTGCTACCGCTAATACCCCGGTCTGCATAGATCCGAATCAGCTCATTGTCCGGGTCGTTTTCAAACTTCCCACGCCAGTACTGTTCCTGAAACTCATAGCTATGAAGCTGTGCTTTGCTGGATGAAGATACTCTGACGTAAGCCACCACTCGTTTCTTTCCCATGTCACCGACCTCCTTTCGTCTTTCTGATAACCCTTACCCCTGTAAGGCAGGGGCAAGGGTATCAGAGAAGGATTAGAAAGTCCAGCGCACCTGCCAAGTATTAGCAAACAGTTAGCAACTGCGCCGGGGTGAGGATTATGCGGTAATCTGCATCACATGAACGGCATCAGGACGGATCAGCTTGGCATCCAGATATTCATAGCCGAGGAAGCCCACCTGCTGCTTTGTGATGAACAGCTCATTCAGCCGGCGCGTGGTAAAGGGCATACGGTCAATGATCCAGTAGTAGCTGAAATCACCGAAGGCAATAGGCTTGGCTCCTGCTGCCTCACCGGGCATGAAGTTCGTGATATGCACCAGCTTGCCCATGATCGTATTGTTCTGCTGGTTCCAGAGGTAGTTGCCCGCACTGTCCTTCAGTGTACGCAGTTTTAGGGCAGTCTCATCATTCATGATCCACACCGCATTCCGGCGGTACTTCTTATCCAGAGAGAAATACAGGCGGATCACATCATCGTAAGTAATGTCACCGGTGCTGTGGCCGATCACAGCATCGTTCAGAAAGCCACTAGGTGCATCCACACCGTCACCACTGATGAAGGCTGCATCCTCTGCCCGGCCAATGCTACGACCGAAATCCTTCAGGATATGGGACTCCACATCGAAGGATGCATCATTGCAGAAATCTTCGGGCATCAGGATAGCTGCGCCCAAAATGCGGCACTTCAACTTGTGTTTGTCAAACACTTCGGTGTTTTCAAAGAAGCTGTTCGTGTTATTCTGATTCAACCAAGTGGTAGAGGGCTCATTATCGAAAGCCCAGAAAACATACTCACCCTTGGGGGTTCCAACCACTGTTGCGAGCTGCCGGAAGAGGTTCTCCTGCTTCCGGGCTTCTGCAAACTTCTTTCTGGACTCATAGGGCAGCTTGTAACTACCGGTATAGGTATTCTTTCCGGCATCGAGAAAATCAAATTTCACAGGTTTGCCTCTCATGGCATTCCAGAATTCACGGTTATATTCAGTAGAATGGTACATATCGTTTTCCTCCTTAATATTTAGAACATTTACATTCATACAGGCCCAGTTCGTGCAGTGTCTTAGGACCACCCACACACTTCATTTCCCTTTTGCAGCGGGGACAAAGAATCTCATAGGGAAGAAAATCATCCGTGAAATGTGCAGCCTTGGCATGGAGCCGGTAGCGATGCCCCAGCTCTTCACTCAAGTAGAGATCGAAGTGTTCCCGCGCATACTGATCACTGCAGAGATGGTTCATAGGGAACTTAACCATGCTGTTACCTTTGCTTCCCAGTTTGTAAATACCCATAAAATTATCCTCCTATAATTTGATTACTTGATTTATGGGGCTATTCCCCTCTTGATTTCCCGATTTTTCGCGTGTGACCCCACGCCCGTTTCGGGTACGGTTCCGCTAGAGATTTGACCTCCCCCTGCCCGTCAGGGAACAGGGGTATAACCATACTTCTTGCAGTGATTCTCCACATCCTGCCATTCATACATGTGCAGGGTACTATTGCCACACCGAATGGTGTAGCGGATATCCTTGGAGATGGTTACCGGTTCTCCATCCCGGTTCTGGTAATGCAGCTTTCCCAAGGTAAGTATTCTGCTCCTGCCGAATAATCTGTCCATCAGCCGCATCTCTTGCCACCTCGCTGCTTCAGCCGGAAACCTCGCTTGTCACAGAAATCCTTGGCTTCCTTGTAGGTACGGAAGAACACCATGCTGCAACCACCGAGGTACATTCTCCAAGGCATAGGGCAGGGATTGTCACTGCGCTGCAACACGGCAATGCCACCGCGGCAGTTGTCATAGATCTGCATGCCATCACAGTTGTCGGTGCTGAAGATTTCCGGTACCATATATTCCTCCGGGAATTTACCATCCGCAGTGCCGTACACGACTATCTTTTTCATTTTCTTATCTCCTTTCGTCTGGTGCGCAGGTTGGCGCAGGTTTTATAGGTTATTTTCAAAATCATTTCTTTATAGAGAAGACCTATTTTTCCTGCGCAATTCTGCGCATATGCTTTTTCTTACCTTTATAATGCCTGTGGCATACCTTTGATGCGGTAGCCACGGAGCAACGTTGTCTGGCCGCCACCCTCTCTTGGATGTTTTCGCACTACCTCAGCAAAACTTCGCAGCGCCTGATTGAAGTTCCGGTTACTTTCTGCATAGCAGCCATTTTCACTGCACCATACCCGGTAGCAGTCATATACCAGTGAGGTTTTTGTTTCAGCCAGCGGCGCTGCCTCCAGCTTTTCCTCCACGAACTGTGTCACCTTATCACTGTCCCGCTTATACTCTGCGGTGGCTGCCTTTACCGCTGCTGGCTGGGCTAGTCCTTCCTGCATGGTCACCCGGTAGCCTTCCACCAGCCAGTTCAAGATGGCGCTCTGGTTTTCTGGTCTGGAAAACTCTGTTTTCAGCATCCGATCCTGCTCCGCTTCTTCAAAGTGCCGGTCGAAGGGGATAATCACCACGCGGCCACTGCTGAACAGTGTCATGTCATTGATCACCGGCAGGTAGTTGGTGTTGATGTACAACTTGAATTGTGGCTTAAAATCAAAACTGTTTTCATGCAGGAAGCGGGCATTCAAGGTATCATTACCGGTCATGCTCTTGACCTGCGCCGCATTCAGCACCAGTCCTCGTCCCGGCTCAGAGATGTTGGTGAAGCGCACACCGGCGAGTCGCGCAATATCCTCACTGGGTGTCTGGCTGCTAACATTGGGCTTGATGCTAATGGTCTCTGGTCTAGCTGTGCATCCGTAACTACCGAGGACATTCAGCACACTCTCACACAGGGTACCTTTGCCGTTACGGGTCTTGGCACCATAGAGAATGAACAGGCATTCATGCCGGGTATCACCGCTGATACCGTAGCCCAGAGCCTTTTGTAAGAATCTGGCTTTGTCTGCATCTCCGCTGGTGATCTCTTCGACAAAGGTCAGGAAACGGTCACAGCAGGCTTTGGGATCGTAATTCACATCGCTGGTCTTCGTCAGTCTGTCCTCTGCTCGATGCTCAGTGAATTCCATGGTATTCAAATGCAAGGTTCCGTTCTTGCAGTTGAATATGTAAGGATCACAGTCGAACTCCCGCATGGAAATGGGGTAGATACCCTGCGCATCCCGAAGGATGGTTTCCCGTACCCGACGGGTCTGCCATTTGCCACAGTATTTTAGGAATTCCTGCCGCCGCTGCTCATCTTCAATAGATAA